CTACTTGACAAGCAGTAGATCAGAGTACCTGGTAGTGTACCGAGGCGAAAGCATTTCTCTCTTCATCGCCCACTGTTGCTGAATGCCCTCCCCGGCGAAGTACAGCGTCCCCTTCCCGTCTTTTGCATTAAGATGGTCCAGTACTTCCATCAACTTCGCACTATCGGCGCGCGGCGCGTTATCGTCGAAAAGGTTGAGTTGCGCTACGCCCTGACTGAAGAAGTCACCCAGCATCACCCCCGCCTTCTGGTAGCGATGGCCGTCGCGCCAGATTTTATCCAGGCACTTCACAGCCGTATTGATAATGTCGCGTGAATCCTGCGTGGGGGTGAGAACCTTCACTGCGGCGCTGTTCCCATAGTAGGGCTCGTTCAGGGCAAATGGGGAAGTTTTGACGAATGTTGAAATGAAACGGCAGTACTGGTGCTCACCACGTAGTTTTTCAGCACCACGGGCAGCATAACTGCAGATAGCCTGGCGCATCTGTTCGTATTCGGTAACGCGTTCTCCGAATGACCGGCTGCAGACGATTTCCTGCTTTGCCGGCGCAAACTCCTCCAGATCCAGACATGGTTCGCCACGCAGCTCCCGGACCGTTCGTTCCAGTACCACATTAAAATGCTTGCGGATAATCCAGGTGCTTTGCTCTGAGAGATCCAGAGCCGTTTTGATTCCCATGGCATTGAGCTTCTTGCTGATACGCCTACCGACACCCCACACATCCTCTACGGGTATCAGTGCCAGCAGCCGACGCTGGCGGTCAATGTTCGACAGGTCAACCACCCCGCCTGTCTGGCGCTGCCACTTTTTCGCAGCATGGTTAGCCAGCTTGGCAAGGGTTTTCGTCTGGGCAATGCCTACGCCAACAGTCAGGTGCGTGCGCTTCAGGACCGTCGCTCTTATCTCGCGCCCGAAATCTGTCAGATCCCGGCAGCTTCGTATCCCCGTCAGATCACAAAAAGCCTCATCAATGCTGTAAATTTCTACCCGCGGCGACATCTCCTCGAGTGTGGTCATTACCCGGTTCGACATATCAGCGTAAAGCTCATAATTACTGCTGAAGCAAACAACACCAAATTGCTGGAAGCGTTCTTTCTGTTTGAAGTATGGCTCACCCATTGCGATACCGAGTTGCTTCGCCTCGGTGCTGCGCGCAATCACACAACCATCATTGTTCGACAGTACGACAACCGGACGCCCCCTCAAATCTGGTCTGAATACAGTTTCACAACTGGCGTAAAACGAATTAACATCGCAAAGTGCGAACATACTCAGCTCGCTGCTTTAACGATGAAAGTAACGACGCCGAATACGTCCAGCGTGTCTTCGCAGCCGACGATGATCGGCGAATAAGCGCTGTTCATCGGATTGAGCTGAACTGTAGGTCGCAGCTGCAGGCGTTTAACAGTAAACTCCCCATCCACGGCTGCAATAACAATATCGCCGTGTTCAGCAGTTCGTGAGCTATCCACCACCAGCAGATCACCGTCGTTGATGCCTGCATCAATCATTGAATCACCCGTTGCTTTGACAAAATACGTTGAGCTGGGATGAGAAACGAGCAACTCATTAAGATCGATACGCTGCTCAATGTAGTCTGCCGCGGGACTTGGGAAGCCACACGGTACTAAATAACTGAAAAATGGCAGATAAATAATTTCGCGCAACTCTGTAGGTCTGAAAAATTCCATAATCCATACCCAAACCCTGTTTTTATATACAGTAGTTTCATTTGAATATACGCGCAAGATACAGGAGTCGCTACGGCTGTTTAATTATTCATCTCTTCGTTTGTAAGTTTCTCTCTCAATTCAAATTATGGGTTTTGTAAATTTTCTGGTGGTATTGCCATATGCGCATATTTAAGCCAGTTTAGAGGCCGGGAACTTTCTGTACAGCGTCGACAGCCCCACATCATAAATAATCGCTACACATTATTACCATCTGTCCGCCCTTCTTTCATCCTGGCTTCCTCCATAGCGATACGAGTAGCCTCTTGTTTCTTATTCCAGATGCTGTTTTCCGGCATTTCCACACGTACAGACACAAAAGAATCTGCAGGAATGTCGACTGGTTCACCATCAGCAACAGTTTCAGTAAACATGCCGCTAATATCAGTATTACCTATTCTGTTCTGAGCAAACGGAGGTGCTGAGGGATGAACCCGGTGATACGTTCTGACCAGTACCGAACCGTCAGCATTGACCTCATAATCGATCCAGATGCGAGCAAGTTTATTTCGGTCTACGGGGATCTCAAATCCACCGTCAATCCCTCCCCATGCTGCATCTGCATTAAGGCCAGTGCACCCCTCGATAAGGTACTCGCCAGTCTGTATCCTGGTTACGACCACACCTTCTGATTCATCATTCGTTTCATAACCTCCATCAGAGAAAATTCTGACAACCGGCGATGCCTGTTTAATAAATCCATTACCATCAACGACAGTGTTGCTATTATCCCATAGCAACCTCACTACCATACGGCCCGCAGACTCACTACCTGATGCCACCGCAATTTTCCCCGCAGGGCTATACGGCAACGATAATGATGCCCAGGTATCCCCGGTCCCAACCCATATGGTCGGGCTGTATTGCGCAATACTTTGATCACCGTCGCCAAGAAAACCATTATTTCGATATGTCCTGAGTCCGCTACCTGACATTGCGACCTGAACTGCACCAAAGTCATTGACTTCAAATGCATAGGCACCATCTTTGGCACCAATACCAAAAGACCCAACCGTCATTATGTCACCGGAATTTAACCCAGTGTTTTTCGAAGCAGCAGAACCGAGATCACTGGCGTTGGCCTTTTTATTTAGTTCTGTAGTAATGCCATTCCACGCAGGGCCGTTCCACGCAGAACCATCAGGTAATTTGACTGTTATGTTGCCGGTTCCACTAAAAATGCTTTGCCAGTTCTGCTTATCGTAATTCAGTCCTCGCAATGCCTCAGCGCTTTGAGCCACCAAGGCAGCCGTGACCATGCTCAAAGCAACACGAGGCACGGCAGACCACGCAGCGCCGGATTGTGTCGGGCCTGTGTAAACACTAACCAGCGTCAGTGATGTATTGTTATTTACTGCTTTAACCGGAAGTGTATAAGGGATGCCGCCGACAGTTACGACAATAAAATCGCCAGCAGCAAGTTCTGCTGTAAACGCTGTGCCGCTGCCAGTAACAGCATCTGTGTCATTGGTAAGAGTTAAGGTTCCTGCTGACATGAATATTTCCTCAATACATATCCGGAAGGACAAGAATTGGCATATTGATATTTTGATTAAATGTCATATCAAATCTGTTGTCATTGTAATTACCAACAACCTGGTTATACGCTGACCGGATGTTTCCACCTGACATTACCACACCCTTTTTCCTTATATTAAAATATCCATCCACTCGTCTTGACTGTGCGCCAGTGAATACTATCTGGCAATATTTATCACCTATATATTGATTATTGTCTGTTACCGTTAGCTGCTGGTCATATACAAATGGGCGCTTCACTGTTGAAAATGTTACCTGTCCTGCTGAATTTGTCATGGTAATGCCATCACCGGCTACAGGCGCGGTATTATTGAAAATTACCAGTTCCATTGTTACAGATGCGGAAACATCATCCCGTCCTGAGTAATTGATGTCTCTTACAATAATATTTGCTCCGTCAAATCCTACAGACACATTATTATTATTCCACTTCCCGAATGGTATTCCTGATACGGGAAGCGCCATCGAGCCGTTGACTGTCACCGTGCCAACGTAAGCACATGTCATTAATCTTGCCTGATTCGAAATTGCAGTGAAATCAGTAGAGTTGGAAACGAGAAGTCCTTCGTTGTAAGTAGCAGCAGGGAGAATTTCAAATACAGTTCCTGCCCAGTTTGGTATTCGCTGGTAGTTTCCCCTGTTTGTACCGTTAACAGTCACACCGTTGTCTCCGTTTCTCGTAACGGATGTCATATATATCGGTAAAACTATCCATGTCTGATTGTCTGCGAACTCCTGAACGTCAACCGGACGTGTCGGTAAAACAAAAACTGTGGAGCCTGACGTTAATGGAGTATTAACCTGAAACTGGTTTGCCCCCGTACCGTAACCAGCAAAACTTGTGCAGAATGACGGGGCACGGAGCCCCGCGGTAATCGCCATCGCAGGTCGGCTATCGTTATAATCTATCAGTATTCCTTCCGGCATATTTTGTCCTACCATCGCCCAACGACAACGCGCCCGCCACCCGGTAGATTTACCGTGACGCCATTGCCATTTATAACAACCGTGTTGTTTTCACCGTTAAAGGCAAACTGGCCACTGTCAGCGTAAAGTTTGCCATGCAATTCAGCATTTCCATTTTTATCAATGCGCCAGCCAGTTGAACCCGCAACGAAGTTATTCGACTGGATGTAATTACCAATTTTGGCATTGCTAATGCTGCCATCCTGAATTAACGCATCACGGATAAATACCTGTCCGTTATAGACGAAAAACGCAGCGGTATAGTTTCCAGGATCACTTCCGGAATAAATGCCGAACTGATCTGCGGCAAATACAACTGTAGATTTATAGCTATTCCCCGATGGCTCGATAGACATGCCGAATCCGGTGTTATATTTCACACCGTTCCTGACAATCCCCATATTAAGTGTGTAAGAGGCTTTTGCAGTCCCATCACTATTTACCTCAGCTGTCATCTTCTGGTTAACGGCTGATGTAAGGCTACCTTCAGGGCCAATCTGCGCCTGAACATATGTGGACAGGTCAGCAAGCCCCTTTTCGGCAGTCGCCACCGTGGTTTTCACGACCAGGATATCGGCACGTACCTCACCGTACTGCTGATACTGGTGCTCAACAGTACCGTGGTTCGCCAGCGAATTTTCCATAATTCCTTCGAGGTTGGTATCGACCCCATCTTTAACATTCTGGAATGCATCAGATTTTTGGATGCCGTCATCAATAAGGTCCATCAATTCACCGGTATCCATCGAGCATAATGCCGGCACTTCAATGAATGCTGATGCACCGAAAGCGTTAATCGTCCTGATGTACCAGTAATAGGTGTGACCTGCCTGTAACTGATTGCTGGTCCATGTGGTACCAACTCCCTCTCTGCTGGCATTTCCCTCAACAGTTGAAGTGGATGTATCGGGGAGTTTTGCCTCCCCTGACGTCCAGAAATCAAACTGCGTGGAAACGTTGGTTATGGCCGCAAGTCTGGGGATCATCGTGACTGCAAAGAACCCCTGCTCAATATCGACGTGCGATGGCGGCGGAGGCGCTTCAATGCTGAACTCCAGATAACCTTCCGGCGATTCTGCCCCCATCTGGTTAACAGCAATAACATGAGCGGTATAGGTATCTTTTGGTAATCCGTTAAGACGCGTGAACGTCCCGGGGACCTGGACGGACATGACCATCTGGCCATTGCGACGAATGATCACTTTGTTGTAGACCACCTGTCCGATGTTCTGCCATGACAAAATCCCCTGTACGACCTGACCAATTTCCTCCACGGTGTATTTCAGGTTCTGCGGCTGCGCCACGCCGCCTGATGGCAACTGAGTAAACGGTGGCCGCTCGATCGGTTTACCGATGACATCGCCCCAGACATCTGCTGTTTCCTGCTTCAGTGTCAGTTGGACGCCATTCTGAACGCCGAACTTCCAGTCAGTTACCCGCATCTCAACATTCACGATACCGATAGACGGGAAATTCACCTTCACATACATTCCAGGGCGATAACGGTACCCACTCAGATTTAACGTTACGTTCATCGTCCTGGCGATGCGAGTGCGCTTTAACTTCACGTCTGCCAGACGCTGGGCCTGAAATTCAGAGGTCACAAATCGCAGCTTCATATCCTGCGATATTTCTACTCCGTCTTCCGTCACCCATTCACCGACAGACACAGAGGGGAAATCCGCTTCGGTGTACCCCTGTTGCGGATCAACAAACGTCCCCTTGATGGTGTTAACGCGTTCCGCCTGAGAGACTTCCGGCATGATTTCGATATCACCGGCCAACTGGCTTTCAGTGATCACTTCGGTAGCTGGTCCGTAATACGCCCCGACCAGAAGGCCATGTTTGCCAGCTGTATACGTTACATCCCCGGCGCACGCTGCCAGCATCCCTTCCAGAATACTGACTTTGTTTTCACTGAGATCGAACTCACCGTTGATGGTATAGCGCTTCTCAACAGTATTACCGCCAGTAATCACATCCTCATCACAGATATTCGCCGCTTCTTTAAACTGGTCCCAGAGAATATCGGTGTCAGGAACTTTCAGGTAATTGCGATAATAATCCAGGATAACCAGCGCCGCATTATTGCTGTAACCCGTTAACCCGGTACGCGGGTCATAAATAGCCCGCCCCTGCTTTTCTACCTTGATGTTAGGGATACCTGCCGGGAATTTTTCGGCATTGAATTTCAGGGATACGCGCAGCCAGGTGATCCCTTTCCCGATCATATCTTCTTTCCATGACGGGCAGTTTTCCAGCATGTAAGGGTCCGCCGTCTGTCGGTTGGTGTGCACCTCGAAAAAGGCATGCTCAGGATAGCTACTGATCGGTTCGTCACCCAACCAGACAGTCTGTACACCTGATAACGGGTGTCCCGCCAGGGCAATGGCCAGATGCAGCATTTCGCCATCATCCTGTTCGCCAGCCTGCTCTTCGGAAAAGAACAAAGTGCCCGCCGACGTTGAGCGACCGTAAACAACGGTTTTGGCACTGGCCGCAGCGCGCAGAACCTGTTTGCGTTCAGACGTATCACGGTAGGAATTCAGCGACGGGGTCTTGGTCAGCGCCTGAGTGGCAATCTGTGCGGCGACGGTGATAACCATCGCAATGGCATACATTTCATTTGCCGCCGCCACACCTGCGGCAATGGTGGCAACAATAGGAACAGCAGCAGGCATTAACGTACCCTCCAGACACTCAACGGTTTAACCCGCAGACTGACAAGACCATTTTCGCCAGGCACCCACACAACGCCGGAATACACCACTCCGGCACATCGCGCCCCGGCATTTTCAACCACGGCAATATCCCCACGCTGCGCCAGTTTAACCGGCACTTCGTCAAGATAACGGGCCAGCACTTTTTCAAGCGAACCTCCGCCGCGCAATATCGCCTTTTTCGCCCCACGCTCACTGTCGTAGGTTCCGCGCCAGCCTGCAGCAAAATCCTCGCCGCACATGGCCTGAGCGCAGTCCGCCGCGAACAGGCAGCAGTCATGGCTGCCCCATAAAAAAGGCCGCTTTTCAGCGGCCCTTATTACGGTAATTAATCTGTTATGCCAGTCCGGATGCTTCATGCTTCCTCACTTATAGGTAAATCCTGGTGCATCTTTTTTACTGCCCCAGTAAATCGATCGTTCAGCCATCTGCGCCACATACCGGAATATACGGTCGCCGGGATAAGCGGCCTGCTGCGATTCATCGGTATAGCGATCAGGGAAAGGACGCTGCCAGTCTTCAAAAATATTACTGATGGTGTACTGCAGGGCGTTCTTACCGCCAGCGGTCGCCCCCGTACTGGATACCCGCCCTTTAAACAGGAGATCGGCAACCTGGACAACACCGTTATCATCCATGGCCACCAGATAGATTTCGGCATTTCTGCCCACACATCGCTCATTCAGCGTGGTGGCAAAGAGGGCCATATCCAGGCCTGAGAGGGTCATTTTGACCTGCGTGGGGCTGGTCGTACTGGTTTCACTGGCATCATCAACAGAACCCATACGGCCCATGCCGTAATAGACATAACCACCAAGAACCAGTGTCCCGGTACCGGAATGCACATAGACGGAACCGGATTCAAACTGAATATTGGCGGCGATCGCGACCGTCACCCTGTCGCGGGATAACCAATCCACCATCGAATCAGAAAATGGGGAATACAGCATTAAAATGCCTCCTCAAGCTCCAGCGTGTAACTGGTAAAAACACCCGGCACTCGGTTACCGGCACCCTGCTGGTTATCCTTCAGTTTGAAAATGCCGTAGGGTTTCGCGACTTCAATGGCTGCATTAGCAGGCGGCGAACTGCGCAACATCGGGGCAAATACAATCATTGCGGTACCGTTCGCTGCGCTCGTCACGTCGGCCGTAACCATCTTCAGCTCGTCATTAACAGTGAAATAATCGCCCTGTCTGAGCACCACTGCTCCCGGCGTCCAGCCCTTACTCTGGATCTGGGTTCCGGTCTGGTTAGCGCCATCAATAACAGGCGCTCCAGCAGGTGTTCTACCACTTCTCCCCCAGTCGCGAACTTTTACCCTGCCATACTCGCCATCGAGGGAAGCCACCAGAGCATCAATGCGCCTGGATTTTTCATCTGTCAGGTTATTAAAGGTCAGGGAACATACCCAGCGGGTGCCGGGGAAGCGAGCTGTCTGCGATGAGCCATTGAAGGGGGAACGAAAAGTTTTGGTATTGCTTTCTGGTCGCCACGTCAAAGACGCCGGACAGACATCTTCCGGCCATTCAAGTGCAGCCATAAATGCTCCTAGAGAAATACGCGCAACGGCGATACTGATCATTTGTCAGGGTGTTACGGGACATTAATCCTAGTTAAAGTGTGTGGTTCAGCCTGCCAGTGGTGGGACACTGGCGCACTAGGCACGGAGGGATGGCTGATTACCTCTGGTAAAGGTTAAAAAATGTCTAAACAAATCACACTGGAAGAAGTACTTGCTGGAATGAATGATACGGCAAGAAAAAATTATGCAATGACAGAATTACTTATGCAGACCTTTAGTGCGTTTGCCGTTTCTACTGGTAATAAAGAAGCTATCGCTGATTTCATAAAATCAACCAGCACCACCGGTGAACTAGTAGAGGCTCACGAGCACGCCAAAAACGTCTTTCTCAAAGTACTTGATTCAGTAAAGGTTATTCCTGAACAGAAAAATTGATTTTTACTGGATTGATGTACACATGACCATTATCTAATCTGAATAAAGCGGCCTGTTTCTGGGCCGCTTCAAAAATCTTCGAGACCATTTTTTCAGCATGCTCTTTCGCCCGCTGATTGTACCCTTCAAGCGTAAGTTCTGGCGTTAAGTCTTCGCTGTACTGGATAGTAGCTAAGGTTTCTTTGCCAATTTTCACCGACACATTACTGCCAATGCATTGTGTCGATGACATGCGTAAATTTTCTCCGAAGGAAATTCTTACTCCATTCTCTTTCGGAAACCCTGCTGTAAATTCAAGTGGCTCAACTCGTTGTTCTAAAGTCATAATTATCTCCCTCCTTTCGGCTAATTAAATTAATGATGCAGTCCATCACACGCCTAACAAACGACGCGCCTGCCCTCGATTAGAAAAATCCTGAAGCAAATCCTGACGCGCCTGTTTAGCGCCATCGTTCGCCCCCTGCCGGGCTGCTTCCTGCATTGCCTGTTTCAGTGCTGCATCACCATTACCGGATATGGTGAAATGCTGGGTGATGTGCTGAGTGATGCCATTTCCGGCTGCCGGAGACTGTGAACCAACCACACGAACTCCTAACGATCCGTCAGCGGAGCGGGTTAACGGCATAATAGCTTCCGGCCCAGCTTCCCCCATCAAGCCTGCGCCTTTGGCGAAGGCAAAATAGGTAGGCGAACTGACGATGCTGTTACTGTATGCGCTGAGGCTTGCAGAAGCATAGGCGCCACCTTTTGCGTTAAGTTGAAGTCCTGACGCTGCTGAGTTGTAAGCGCCGGACGGAGTACTGCCAGATACAGCGCCTGCGCCCGCCCCAAACATACCGCCGATTGAACTGAAAAAACCGCTGTTACTGGTTGAGCGCAAAGAATCCACCAGCATCGCATTGAGGATAATTTTCTGCATAGACTGAAGCACAGAACTGGCCCAGTCCTCCCAGTCGACCTTATTACCGGCCAGCGCATCAGAAATATTTCCCACCAGTCCGGTCATGGCATTGTTTACCAGGTCAGCAGACTGAGAGGCATAGTCCGAGGCGGTGTCAGCCCAGTTAGCGAATCCTTCACGCATGCCATCCGCCCAGTCACTTCTCTGAGCATCAGAAGCAGCATAGAAACCTTGCTGATCGCGCAGGCGCTCAGCGAGATAACGCTTATTCAGATCCAGTTCCTGACGGTATAGGTCTTCAGAAATATCACCTGACTGGTACTGCCGCTGAAGATCAACGTTCTTCTGCTGAAATTCCTCCCGGATGCGTAGCATTTCCTGCATACGTTCACGCATTCGGCTTCCCTGTCCATACCCGGTAAGTTCTGCCTGGTTAGATGCTCGCGCGCTGGCGTTTGAGTCAGCGAGGTTGGCTTCATACGCCGCTAATTGTTCGCGGATTTTCTGCTGATCAATCAACGCGGCATTCTGCAACAGGGTTTGTTTTTGCGCTTCTGTGAGGGAAGTAAGTTCACCCTGACTAACCTGATATTTCAGTTTTGCCAGTTCGGTATTCTGACCAGCCAGAGCGATTTGCTCTTTCTGCTGCTTGATCAGCTTGTCATACGTATCAACTGTTTTTTCAGCGTCAGATTTAGGGCCTTTCTTCTGAGGTTTACTGGCTTCATTGTTACGCCACTCAGCCAAACCATTATTAATAAATTCGTTACGACTAGTTTGATAACGCGGATCATCCGCAACAAACCCTAAATCGTCAGCCGCGTAAGCTAAACGTGCACGCTCTTTTGCTTCTCCTTTTAATTTCGATAATTTTAGATCGCGGCGACTTTTATTTAATGCATCGCTTTGACTGGTATTAAGCTCAGCCTGAGGAAGACGCATCGGGGCATTTACAAGGCCCTGCCTAGCCATGAGCAGGCTATTACCTAGACTCAACAGGCGGTTAAATTCTGTATGCTGTCCATTCATCACCAATAATGATTGATATGCGCTGTTTTGCTCTGCCGCTTGCTGTCGAATCAAGGCGATCCGTCGATGCTCAATACCTTCAAGAACCTCCTGTATAGACTCAGATTTTGCCTGCATCTGAGCCAAACGCTCCTGCTCAACAACTAAAGAACTCGTTGCGTTTGAAAGTTCACGTGTGGCTTCATCAATACTTTTCAGATGGTTAATCATATAACCACCTACAGTTACCCCAGGATTTGCCAGCATATGCTGATAACCGGCAATCTCTTTCTTTAGTTGCCTTACTTTTTGGGCTTGCTCATCAACAAGCCTGTTTTGTTCATCCAGAGCCTGCCGGGTCTTTGTTTCATTATCAGAAACCTCAGGCAGAGACATGGATTTAGTCTTAGCGCGAACTTCTTCTAGAGTGTTTGCATATTCCTGTGCTGAACGTCTGGCTTGTTCTTGATTCTGATACATGGTGTACCATGCACCAGCTCCAAGCAGGACCAAACCGGGTATTCCGCCCACCAATCCAAGTGCACCACTGATCAATCTTGACCCAGCAGCGCTCACATTATTGAGCGTTGTTTGTGCTGCTGTTCTGGCTTGAATATTTCTTGTTAATGATTCCTGAGCTGCGGATAATCTTTTCTCGGCAGCTGCTTGGGCATCTGTACCACGAGCTGCAATCAGTGCTTGTTGGGCACGATATACAGCCGCCCTGGCTCTTGCTGTAGAAATCTGGGTTCCCCTGAGCTGGGCTTCAGCCAATGACACCTCGCTTTTTGCAGCATTTAACAACTCAGCCGTCGCAGATGCTGCACCAGTGGCCATTCCACCAAGCCAGCGAGCTGTACCGACAGCCGCTAGCGCACCAGCAGCCATTGCTACAGTATCAATATTGTCAGCAACACTATTAAGCGCACCGGTTAATACCTTCGTTGTTCCTGTAGCTTCGTTAGCCCCGCCAACCCATGCCATGAAAGCATTTTCTATCTTCGTAGAGGCAGCAGAAACTGTCTGAGGCATGGAGCCGAACTCATCTCTCAGCGTACCAAGCTGGCTAATTAATGCCGGTACCACCTTGTCAGAAGTAAGCTGGCCTTGATCAGCCATTGCTTTAAGGTCTTTTCGCGCGACGCCCATTCCAGTTGCGAGCGCACGAATAACACGATCCCCATTCTCGTTTACGGAGTTAAATTCTTCGCCACGCAAAACACCTTGAGCAAGAGCCTGGCTGAACTGGGTGATAACTGAACTTGCCTCTGCAGTGTTGGCTCCTGAAAGTTTTAATCCTGTAGAAATCGCTTCGGTAACCTTTAAAACCTCTTCGGAGGAATAACCGTATTCACGCATTGAGGCAGCGGAACGCGCAAACAAACTGGCATTGTCTGAAAAAGTCGTACCTGTGCGCTGGCTGATCTCCATCAGAGCACGCTGAGAAGCAATAAAATCATCGTTAGACTGGGATGCCTGCTTCAGTCTGGCGTTCACGGAACTCCATTCGTCCGCAAGTGAAATAAGGTGACCTGTTGCAAACGCTCCTGCAAATGCCCCTGCCAGCCCAAGAGCAGATGCCTTTGCTGTGTTAATCTGATTGGTAACCTCCGCCAGAGCTCGCTGTGTTTCACGCGACGCAGCAGCAGCCTGTCGTCCGCCATTTTGCATAGACCGATAATAGTCCTGCCCCATTCGAGAGGCGCGTGATATCTCCGTCTGGAAAGATTGAGAATTGGCAGAAATTTTGATTATTAATTCGCGTAAGGTTGCCATTTATCCAAGCTCCAGACGTAAAAAAACCGCCGAAGCGGTTTTATTTTTATTGTTTCCAGACCTTTTGTCTGGCCTCTTCAAGGTATTCTTCATCAGTTTTAGGTGGAGGTGATCCAGCTGCCAAATCACTGCCGCAGTGTTTACATTTAATGGCTTCGCTTTTGATTATCTCCGCACAGAACGGACATTTCTTCATACCCTCGTTTTCAATTAAGTCTTTTTCTTCAGCAGCAACATCCTTCTTTATTACAAGAGAATGCACGAAAGCAATAATAAACAAGAGGGCACCATACACCCACCAGGCAAAGAAAGAGCGGCCTTTGCTATGAGCAATCAAGGCCGGAATTAAGCCGATGACAATTGAAACAAGTAAAATTTCCATATTTTTGGTCCCAGAATAATTAGTCGAACAAATCCTAATATTTTCTGGGCTAAATGTCACTGCGTCGCAGCTGTAAGCGCCGCCTCAAGCCCGGCAAACGGGTCTGCACCTTCTTCATCAGGATCACGCTGCCAGCGCAGCAGCATGTCGCTCATCGTGGCTTTTGCACCTTGGGAATTGAACACAGCCGTTGCAATCTGCGCCGCCTGAATGTCTCCCCGGATATCACCTATTGGGCTGTGTTTATCAAATTCAGCCCAGAGCCTGAGCTCACTGGCAGACATGGTATCCCGAAGCTCTGATAGCGTGCGCCCCATGCGGAGCGCAAGCGACATCAGAAACCGCATGCCGGGCTGTGCTACTTTCCCTCAGCTTCCTTCGGGTCAGTGGTCAGATTAAGAGCCTGGCGCAGCAACCGCGCATGAACAGGGCCATACACCGCTTCAACATCGGCAAAATCATTTTTGCTGAATACCGGTTCACCCTGTTCGTCAAACAAAACATCAATAAACAGTGTGACATCTGCGCGGAGATTGCGGTTCGCACGTTCTGACACAGACAACTCACCATCAGTATCACCAGGTTTAATCACGTCCTGCCAGTGCAACCATGCTTCTGCTGATGGTTCCCGAAGGACAACCTTCACACCATCCCATTCCGGAACAGTAACATCAGTATGACGAAATGCTGACGCTCTGGACAGTGCCAGTTCTTTAAGACTCTTAGCCATTTTTTATCCCTGATTAAAGAAGATGAGTTATGCCACCGTTACTGTGCAGGTTGATGAGGTAACTTTTCCGGCAGGCGTGGAGGCGTCAGTAACCTCACAAACATAATCACCGGCATCACCTGCGGCAGTGTTTGACTTGTTGAACGTTGCAGTCGTCTGCCCACTAACTGCGCTACCGCCCTTCTTCCATACGTAGGAATAAGGTGTGGTTCCTCCCGCTGCCACTACCGTCAGTGATAAAGCTGATCCAGATATTACGGATTTGGTATCAGGCAGATCGGTGGTAAGGCGCAGCGCGTTATCAATTTTCGTTGGCTTACCTTTCAGACGTAGCGAGAACGTTGCAGACACTACGCTGTTTGTCCCTGAAGACCAAGTGTGCTGGCGAACTTCAGCCAGGAACTGGAAGCCGATCCCGGAAGGGAAAATGATTTTGAAGCCATAGGTGGTGTCGTTGTCATATGCTTCACGCAGGGCATCCTGTGCAGGGTTAGAGTAAAAGTTACCCGACAGTGAGATTTCTGACTGAGCGCCCAAGCCGTTAATATTTTCCTGTTCTGTAGAACACAGCGTTGTGACGTCGATATCCTGTTTCTGGCCACCAGTGAATTGCACCTCTTTAATGGTGCACTGCAAATCCAGATACGTTGCTGAACCGACCGTTTCTGGCGTTGCCGGGGCAGAAGTGATCTGAATCTTCGTGCCCTGTGATTTTTCATAAAGTGAGGACATAACTGTCTCCTGAAATAAAAAAAACCGCCGGAGCGGGTGGTATGGTTTAGGTCTGGTCAGACGGTGACCTGAAATTCGAGCGTGGCCCGGTGATAGCGCAGATCAGGCTCATAAGCTGGCGTTTTAACAACATTTGCAGGCCTCAGTACCTGCAAAGCATCCAGCGCCATATTCCTGATCGTGCGCGCCTCAGTGATGCTGCTGGAATAGACATCGACCTGCACCGAAACAGATGACTCTGCCTGGCCGCAGAGAACGTCTGCGGCCACGTCGGTAATAATCGAGAAAATTACCCAGGGCGGCGAGACTGAGGGCTTCCCGTCACTGCCGAGCGGTGCAACGTAGGGATAAACCCGCCCTCCGGCCAGCGGTGCCAGCAGAGGATAGAGATCGTCTTCCGTCATTTGCTTAATGCCTCGTCAATCGCCTGGTTCATACGCCTGATCGCGACCTCCGTCGCCTGCTCCAGGCGAACATCGAACGCGGGGCGAACAAACGGATGAGGCGGCATATTTACAGTCCCCATCTCAACAAACCGCCAGTAAAACGCATTTCGCGGATCGCTGGCTTTCATGGTGTTGTCGCTATTACCGGTTCGCATGTTGCGACCACGGATATGTACGCCGGAAGTAATTTCACCGCGGCGTCGTGAGCGCTGAGTCAAAACGACCACGTTTTTCTTCAGTTTTCCGGTTCTCTCAGGAGCGCGTGCGATCACTTCTTCCTTAAGCACTTCTGCCCCGGCGCGTGTGGAATCACGCAAAACCTTGTTATTTTCAGCGCGGCTAAGTAACTCCAGGTCTTTTGCTATGTCATTCAACCCGGAAAAATCGAGGCTCGTTTCAATCATTTTTCGGCACCCTGCTTGCATAAAATTTCGAGCTGAACACCGCGAGAATCAGAAATCGGTGGGCCAATGATATTCAAAATGGCACCCTTGAACGGTCCAGTGATAACCCTGAGTCTGGACGCAGCAGTTATATCGTTACGAAATCGTGTCCAAACCCTGATAGTGGCTACAGCGGTTTCAGCACCGGCCGCTACAATTTCACGGCCACTGATGCCTTTGACTTCTGCCCATGTACTCGCACCGTCATGCCACGTTTCAACAGGCTGGCCAGAAGGATCTCTGGATGTTGTGATGTTCTGAACTACCACCCTGTCTCTCAGTCTTCCGGCCTGCATAAAATCCTCCTACACACCGTAAATTCGGTATGGCTGAAGCAGGGCTTCAACTGCAAACGGGACATCTGTAGCGGTCTGACCGACGGCCACTGATTCTCTGTTGGCATACCAGTGACCTATCAGCAGTAACATGGCCGCCTTAACATCATCATTGAGGAGAATCTGGTCCGGATCTTCTGCGTAGCCTGGGCTGCTTTCATTTTCATAGAGCGTGCGGCGCGTCCATGTCTGGACGTACCGGGCTGCCGCACCTGAGTAAATCTCCAGCAGAGCATCATCACCCGTAAAATCGGTATCAATGCGACAATGCTGTTTCACCACAACAAGCTCAAGCATCACTTTCTCGCCTTTTTGTCTGCTTTTGCTTCCGGCTGTTCCGGCTGTTCCGGCTGTTCCGGCTGTTCCGGCTGTTCCGGCTGTTCCGGCTGTTCCGGCTGTTCCGGCTGTTCCGGCTGTTCCGGCTGTTCCGGCTGCGCAGAGTTATCGACCTCAATCAGATGTGCATACCCTTTATTAATCAGTTCGCGTCCGTGCTGCTCAATGGTTTCGAATACCGAGCCTTCGGTAACCACATCGCCGTTTATGTACAGCGGCTTTTGTGCAATTATTTTCATAGCTCACTCCCATAAAAAAGCGGCCCGCAGGCCGCAGCAGGTTTTATGCGCCAGCAGGTGCCGGGACAGTGAAGGAACCATAGATGAATGCTTCCGGACGTTTGACTGCCAGTGCCAGACGCTCTTCACAACGAATTGAGATCATGTTTTTCTCAAAATCGTCGGCGTTTTCAGTGGAAATAACCACATTGGCATCCTCACGATCAAAAATCTGCGCACCAGCGTTAAATGCGCCTGTCAGGAACTTGCCCTTAAATGCCGCAGCTTCGGTCGCCACCACCGGAAGCCCCCACAATGTCGGGCCAGTCAGACCTGATGGATTGGCAAGGATATAACGCCCAAGCGTGTCTTTAGTGAGTTCGATTTTTGCCCAGTCGATAAAGTGCAGAACATGCCCTGACGCCGGGAAGCGCGCCAGTTGCGCCTGCAGCATTGCCAGGCGCAGGTCATCAATGCCGTTTTGCTGTTCAACCCTGAATTCTGCACTGAAGGCCGAAGCCTGCGGAACGATACCGTGCAGATGAACGCCGGTACCGTCACCAAAAAGGATTTCCTGCTCTTCAACATATTTCAGGCCGTAGCGCATTTCGGCATCAACGGTGGACTGTAACTGTGCGAAGTCATCCAGAATCTGTTTTGACGCCTTGAACATATGCGCAATGGTGGTTACCGGGGTGATCTTCGTGGCGAACGCAATATCGCTGTACGGCTTGGTGGTGTTCTCCGCAACCACGGCGGCTTTGTTGGTAAACCCCGTTTGCTGAACCCAGAAGATTGCCGGAGATGATGTGCGACCAGGTGCAATCAGATCACGTATAAACAGGCGTTGTTTGGGGGTAGTATCAATACCCGGCAGGCGCTGAGGCTCTACCACGCCTTCAGCGACACCGGAGGAGATAAGTGCAGCGTTTACCGGGATGCTGACGCGTTTCCCTCCTTCCACGCTGGCGGAAAATGTTTTAAGAGCTTCCGCAGAAATGACCTGTTGGCCAACCGTCTCAACAATATGTTTTGCATTGGCCAGCGGCATCTGCGCAACATGCTGCTCAAGTTCCCCTATTGCCGCCTTCAGCGTTTTTTCAGCTTCACGCAGGGCGTTAAATTCAGACGCCATCTTGTCAACGGCTGCCTTTGTTTCTTCTGACAGTTTGCCGGACTTCTTCGCTTCTTTAAGTGCATCTTCAGCCCTGGCATTAAACTTATCCGTCGCTTCTTCAATGCTGGCGGTAACTTTTTTCAGAATTTCATTTACTTCAGACATAAAAGGTCCTTATTTGACTAACGCAGCGAGGGCGTTTTCAAGAGAATTGATGATTTCAGGTTTTATTTCTTCGGCAGCGCCCGGCGTGCCGTCATGGTTGGTGGCAGCGCCAGACATGCCACCGGACAGGGCTTTAATCAGTTTCCGGCGTTCAGAGCGCGGAGTGTTGGACTTTGCCAGCAACGCATCGAGCTTACGCAACGCTGCAGCAGGAGTTTCGTCACCGTCACTTACGGCATCAGCAGAAAGAAGGCTGTCGGCCAGACCTTTCTCCACGGCATCGCTACCGCCGATGTAGCTTTCGGCATCCATCAGTTTTTGCACTGTGGCCATATCAAGCCCGGAGCGTGCGGCGTAAATGTCAGCCATTGCGTTATCAAACGGTTCGAGAGAGGCAGATAATTCAGCAAAGTCATGCCGGTTACCCATTGCCACCACCCAGCAGTTGTGGATCATCAGGAAGGCCCCACGACCAATCTGAATATCATCCCCGGCCATCGCGATAACAGAGGCAGCGCTGGCGGCAATACCCAGCACCTTGACCGTAACTTTCCCCTGGTATTCACGCAGCAGGTTGTAGATGGCCAGGCCTTCGAACATGTCACCGCCAGGGGAGTTGATATTGACCGTGACGTCGGCGCCATTCATCGACCGTAGCGCACCGGCGATACGTTTGGCTGTTACGCCTTCCCCCCAGTAATCCTGCCCGATAACATCAAAAACAGAAATGCTGTTATCGTCGGTGGCCGCAGCTTTGATCCCGCCGTTCCAGCGGTCCAGTGCGGACGGTAATGTTTCACAGGTAACGCGCGCGCAGGGGCGACCCGCCGGCGCCACCGGAAGTTGTTTTTTGCTCATCAGGAAAGTGCTCCTAAGCGGCCTGTTTCAGCGGAGATTGTTCAAAGGAAATGTCGGGGAATATGTGGTTATGCAGCTCTCGCAGAGCCAGCGCCTGAACGGCAGGGTTGCTGCTTTCGAGATTTTTCAGTTGCGTCAGGTTGAGCTGAACGGTGTAAATATCGCCCCCTTCTATCGGCGGCATGTTCTCAAGACGGCGAACGTCATTGCGAGACATCCAACCATTCTGCAGTGCGCTGGTATAGTAAGCAGCACGACCAGCGCTATCGGCGCGCAGAAGCCCTTCAACGGAGAACTCAGCAAACAAGTCCTCATCACTGTTCAGAAGACAACGCGATATTTCCTGCTCAATATTGACCAGGAGAGGACGCAGGGTATGAGTCAGGAACAGCATGTTCATCCCTTCAAGACTCGAAGCCCAGCTGGATTGTTTTGTCGTATGGCCGACCATAAATGGCGGTACGCGAAACCAGCGACAAATTTCCTCAATACTGAATGAACGGCTTTCAAGGAGTTGCGCGGCCTCCGGGTTCATAGTGACATTCTGGTAAGTCAGTTCATTTTCCAGAACCATCAGTTTCCCGGCGTTTTTAGAACCAATAAAAGACTGAAGATTTTTACGCAATCTTTCTCGCTGTTCCTTATTAAGCGCCGTTTTTGAAGACAGGAAACCGGTACTTTGCAGGCCATTTTCGAAGATTTTTGCCGCGGCTTCATCAACCGACATAGCAGCGCCGAAAACGTCAACCCCGGCCATTGTCGGCATCATCCCGCACACACCATCAAGACCAAATCCGCGGATATGCATCATCCGGTCTACTGGAATGATCCGCTTAACGCTATTTTCCGTGTATGTATACTGTAACTTCCCGCTATCGAGTCGCTTTACAACCATATTCTGCGGAAGTAACGGCACCAGCGATACCAGTTTGCTGCCGATATATAGCTTCTCGACAAATGCATTACCACGCAGGCAAATACTGGCCACAATCATCAACATGAAACGGGAAGGGGTCATTTCCGGGTTAGGACGCCTGCATAATATCTGGTAGGCGGGATTGTTCTGGGCCAGCTTTCGCGATCCATCAGCCTGCCGCTCGTAAATTTTAAGCGGAAGCGTGGAAACTGACTCACTTAAGAGTCTTACGCACGCCCAGACAGCAGAAAGCCGGATAACTTTGTCAGCGGTAACCACTTTTCCGCTACTGCTGGTTCCGTACCACTCCCGCCAGAATTCACCGGTCGTCAGGCTTATGGGAACACCAAGCCAGTTTAAAAGAGCGCTCTTAACGCGCCCTGGTTGCTGTTTATTCTTAGCCATCAGATACCCACTATGATCGGATCGTTAAAAAAGCCCTCTATATCGCCATCATCAGGCTCATAACCTTCTGCAGCACCAATTGCCATCGCCGACGCAACCACACCATCAATTCGACCAGTACTCTTTTTCTTGGCGAATATGCGGTTTTCTTTTTGGTCGGCTTCGGTTACGGCGGAAGCAGCGTTCCATCGGAGGCAGGGGTTTGTTTTAATAATGATTACGCCATCATCGAGCATCTGTTCAAAAAGTTCGATGGAATGAGGCATCCACAGTCCTGAATCCTGTGCCTTGTAGTATCCCTGCCCGTGAGGAATAAGCGGTACTGATACAGAAGCGTTTTCCAGTTCTGGTTCAAGATATTTGATGCGGTACTGGTCGAAGGCGATCGCCTTGATATCGAACAACATGGAAAGATCAGCAATACGTTCAGCAACAAAACCATATTTCACCGCCTTTCCAGGCGTAGTATGAATATGCCCTCCCCGTTCCCATGCGTCATAAGGTACGCGGTCTGTTTTCGCTCTATCCAGCAAAGTATCTTTTGGTGTCCAGAACTCCACCAGCAGCTTTCTTTTTTTAGGGAAAAAAAGCGCCAGAGACGTAAGGTCGCGAGTTCCTGAAAGGTCCAGGCCGCCATAACATTCTTCTCCCTGCAGCTCCTGCAGGTCAAAGTCCTCTTCGCACCCCATCCACACATCGCTACTCATCCATGGGTTATCGGCATCCACCCACTGACAGAAGTTTAACCGCCGAACAATGCTTTCCTTCGACGGCATCCCCCGAGCCTGAGTAACCTGCTCACGCAGGTAGCGATCGGTAAAAGTATGACCAAGAGAGGGGTTTGCTTTTTTCCAGCAGGACTCGTCCTTGAATGGGTCTTCTCCTTCGTCCAGGGAACAAATGAAAGAAAAGAAACTGTCATCCTCAATCGAGCCTTCGGCAACTTTACGCCCATACTCGTGATAGTCGTAGCAGACGCTGGTTTTGTCGTGGCCGCTGTTAGTGATCATGAAAATCAACGCCTGGCGACGACCTTTCGTCCCGGCGCGCATCATTTCCACAACCTGGTTGTTTTTGTGCTCGTGAATTTCGTCAATCAGAGCACAGTGTGGGCGTGGCCCTGACTGCCCATCATCCGAACTGATAGGCCGGAAAAATGAGCCGGTCTGAAGAAACGCAAGGTTCCACTCTTTCCCGGCGCCGCCTGATTTATTTATTCGCTGTGCTAACGCTGGGGACTGATCCACCATCGCGACAGCATCACGAAAAAGGATCATGGCCTGGTCTTTTTTCGTTGCTGCTGCATATATCTCGGCACGAGGCTCCTTATCTGCTGTTAGACAGTAAAGCCCCACTCCGCCAGCCAGTGGTGATTTGCCGGAACCCTTACCAGATTCAACGTACACCATGCGAAATCTACGATAACCATCCGAGTTCTTCCAGCCGAATATCGACCCTACAATAAAGCACTGCCACGGTAGCAGGTTGAAGGGTTTACCTTCATGCTCACCGCCGTTGAGCTTCAGTACCTTGGCAAAAAAGTCGATGGCGCGCTGCGCCGCTGCAACATCCCATACCAACCCGCGAGCATGGCAGGATTCCAAATCTCTGAGATGTCGTTTACAGGAGTTTCTGATATCGGGACCGGCGATTTCTTTGCCGGAGTCTACATCCCGCGCATATTGCGTGGCGGGATCAACCGAAGAACTGGTTGAGCGGGTCTTCTTCTTTTTCTCCACCATCCACTTTCACCTTCGTTCTGGCGGCCGGAGTCAGACCGAATTCAACCAGGTAACTTTTAAAACGTCGATCAGCATCCGCCAACATTGCTACTGCCGGGTTCGCCTTAATCAAAAATCCCCCTTCAGTCTGGACTGTATAAGTTCTCCCTTCGTCCGCGATCGTCAGGCGAAGCTGAAGGATATCTGCATAGATATCGCAAAGACGCTCCAGCGCCAGTGAATCGGCAACTGTAAGAATACCCATGCCATCAAGTAAAACTGTGAGCCTGCCCCACGCAACTTTTCCCCAGTCGCTAAGATGTGCTGGCGGGCTGGGGATTTCTTTTGCTGGTTGGGGCTCTTTATCGTTGAGTTTACGTTTGCCCGGATTGCCGGTTACCACTTTCAGGTGGGTCGGTTTCGGGCGCCGTCCTGCCATCGGAACCTCCCGGAAAAAAACTTTTCATTTCGCGGTTGTGCAAACAGAGGAGGGCGGGCGGTCACGCAGGCACAAAGCTGTGAACTTTTAACCCGCCCTCCTCCTTCATAGCTGCCACACATATGAGAATTGTTATCGTCTGAACCAGTGCGATGCACGGTCAAGTGGAATACCGTTCTCGTCACAGCCCACGACGACACCGCGTTTCTCCATTCGTTGCTTCGTAGAGTCGTGGTGCTGCTTACACAACCCCTGCCAGTTCTTCCGGCTCCAGAATAGCTTTTGTGCCTTCGCTATCGCTTCGGCGTTTCCACTATTCAGCGCCTCTTTCAGTTTGTGCGGAATGATATGATCGACCACCGTTGCCGCCGTCACTCTTCCCTGCTCATGACACATGACACACAGCGGATGAGTACGAAGAAATATGAGACGCTCACGGTCCCATCTGCTGCCGTAGATACGGGGCGATTTGTTCATGTGATTACCCTGCTTACAGACGAAAGCGTCTCTTTGATGTGCGCGTGTGATGCGCGGTGAAATTTGGGTATAAAAAAGCCTGACCGAAGTCAGGATGTTCTGTTTATTGGTTGACGAATCATTTCAGGCATTGCGTCCTGATGTATTCCTGAAGCGTTCTCAGTGCTGCTTGGTCGCTGATGATTCCGTCCCGGATACCGAGAACGTTTCGTCCAGCAACTGGAGAGAGTTCGACGGTGGCATCATTGCCCATGCCGGAGGCGCTGGAGGTTTCGGCTGAGGATGACACAGGGCATTTTCCTTTGACGAGCACCCGACCACCATTATCAAGCTTGCGCCGAAGAGCATCATTTTCAGCTTTCGCATCAGCGAGTTCCTTTGTATATCTTGCATCGAGGGAAGCAACGTCACGCTGGCGCCCCTGCATGTCGTCAATCGTCTCGTTCGCCAGTTTCAATTTATGGGTGGCGGTATCGCGCTGGTCTTTGTAGGTGATGGCGTTATTTCGGTAGTGATTAGCCAGCCTACCGACAACAATTAGAGAGACGAGCAACAGGCCAACAAACATCGTTTTCCAGTTGAACATCATGACAGGAACAGCGCTCTTTCTCGCCGCCTCCGAGGAAGGAGAATATCAGGGTCTTTACCAGCTTTTTTCCATAGCAGGAAAGCATCTGCTGCTGCCTGGTAATTCTTTAAATTCAACTGACGCAGAACGGTAGAGCCAGCAAATGCTGATTTTCCTATATTGAATATCAGGCTACATAGTGCATCATACTGGTTCTGATTCAGCGTGACGCGAACAAGACTACTTATAGCATCTTCAACCCACTGCAAATCCTCTTTAAGCAGTTCAGACGATTTTTCGGATGTGATTGTCATCCCTGATACGACAGGATTACCATCCACTTTTCCGGTATGCCCAACCCCAATGGTTGGTATCCCCCTGCTATCTGGATAGGCTTTTAGACTCTCACCTTCTTCACGTTTTAATCTGGTGATTCCGTTACTGCTGATTTGCATCATCGACTCCGGCTTTTTTAGCAGCGAAGCGTTTGATTAGCGAACCAATCGAGTCTGTGCCGATGTAGCCGATAAATACACTCGCTATGTAAGCAAGATTGCTACTCAGTCCGGCGAAGACTAAAAGGTCACGAATGAACCAGGCGATAATGGCGCACATCGTTGCGTCTATTAGTGTTTTCTTAAACGCACCGCCATTATACCGACCGCGAAGGTACGCCATTGCAAACGCAAGGATGGCCCCGATGCCCTGTTCCTTTGCCGCCATCATGGCGGTTAACAGATCATGTATTTCTGGCATCTTTTTCATGTCTTACCTCACGACCGTGAGGATTTGTTCAATGTTATGAATTGGTTGATATTGGAAAGAACAAATCCAGGATACAGTGATTAGTAACGTGGTTTGTTCGTGACTAATGGCATGAGCAAATCAGGCAGGAGGCTGTTAGCGCAGTCTCTTGCCACCCATCTTCACGAAGCCCAGCCATAGTGCTGGGTTTTTCATATATGTAAAACGCCCTACCCGTAACCACGAAAGTTAGAAGGCATCTGAGATGTTCTGGTGTTTGGGAGGGCGCTTTCAGAAATGTCGTGCCAGAAATGCAAAAAGCCCGTGGTTTTTGCCTCGGGCTTTCTTTTTAATCCACCTTAACAAAGGACGGATTTCTACTGTTAGGGTTATGATATTCTACTTTTCGTCATTTTGCAAGATGCAATCGTTATCGGAATAAAACTTAGCTGGTAACTTTCGATAAAACTACATTTGCAGCAGACTCCTCCATTTCAACCTTGCTAATTAATGACTCATAGAATGGCTTAATAGCCTTATCCCATACGCCTGGTGAAATTGCAGCGGTGAACTGACATATCGCACGAAAGCATGAGGCCGCAGGTATGCGCTCATACCCACGCCCTGAGCACTGCTTGCAGGATGAATAAACTGGAGCGCCCTGTAGTTCTGATTTCTTCCTGTCCAGCGCTACGCCACGCCCACGGCATTTAACGCAAGATGTAGATACAACACCTGCGCCATTGCATTTAGTGCATAGTGATTCCGTTACCTCCACAGCCGTCTTTGCAGGAGTTTTCTCTCCACACCCGGGATGTTTAACGATCCGCTTCTTTTTCCTTAATACTCCGCGCCCCTTGCAGCACGAACACATGACATTACTAGCTGCCGACCGGCAGTAATCCTGATACGCGAAAGTTGCGAGCGTTTGCACTACTTTCCCTTTAACATTGGTATCAAGTTTGCGCAAGGCAGCCACCTTGTCGCAATGCTTCATCCCATGCTGTACCAGTAACTGAATTGCCTTACGCTTATCGTTGTCGCTCAGGTTCATCTTGCCGCTGAAAGCACTGAACCCGAGCGGAGCGCGACTTTGCGCCATACCAAATGCTGCCATCACATCGGTATTAGTCAGTGAGTCTGATGCCGTTGCTCTCGGTGAATCTGATAGTTGAGGAGACTTCGGAGAGTGGAATTTCACAGTGTTTTCCAAATTCATGCAGCATCGCCTCCCGATGTCTTGTTCAATCCAAGCCGGTTCACCAGTTCGCGCTCTCGCTCATGCAGATATTCCATTGCCTTCTGGTGTTGCTCCGTCATCTCTCTGACGCTGCGTAATTCAGCCTCGTCACGTTCACGCTGCTGTTTCGCCTGGTTAATGCTGGTTATGCTGCACATTGAGATTCCCCCATGCGGAGTTGAATTCCGTCCTGATACCAGTCTGGCAATGTGAAATCGATGCGTCCTGTGACACCATGCGCCCTTAGCTCCTGTAACCGCTTCAGTTCGTTCTTCATGTGCTGATATAGCTCATCCATTTGCCATGTCTTTAAGCGCACAGGAACACACGCCAGACGCGCTACACGCTCTATTGTCATCTCCCCATAGACAATCTCCGCATGCGCGGTGAATTCGTATGGGTCTTCTTCAAGTTTTCGGTGACAGCCAACGCAGTGGGCGAAGGCGTTATAGGGATGGTATCTGGTGGCTTTGTGTCGTCGGGATTTGAAGTGGGAACAGTGGAGTTTTTGTCTTTCGTGGTGAAATGATCGTCCGCAGTAATCGCATTGCCAGTCCGTTCGCTCCCTAACCAGTTGGGAGAAAACGTCATCAAACTTATCTCTCTTTAGCGCCATTGCGTCCACCTTTTGTCATTTTTTCAGCATATTCAGGCCAGTGCTTTTTAAGTATTCCGTAAGGAACTCTCAGGCTTATTCCATGTCTATTAGCCCAGTTAACCAGGCTGTTTCTGGTTCTTCCTATGGTGGATGCCATAACGTCAGCAGGGACTTTTCCGGCAACCCTGCGGATATAATCCTGCTCGTTTGGTGAATACATATTTGTGTTAGCCATCCTTATCTCCTGTCATATCTGAATGTGGATCGCGATATACCAGCCATTCGTTAACGCATTCTGCACAGGCGTAAATTTCATCAGGTGCCAGTTGCTTGTTACATCCTGCGCACATTGCCCTTGCTATGCTCTCTTGCTCATAACTTCGATTGGGGTCAATCATCGCGTTTTCCTCATGCGGTTCCACTTGGACTGCAATAACCCATAGACATAATCGAATGTCTTTACCTGACTTTCTGTGGGGATTGGCTTTGGTTTGTTTCTGGAGCGTTTTGTTGGAAGGTATTTGCAGTTTTCGCAGATTATGTCGGTGATACTTCGTCGCTGTCGTGCCATACGTCCTCCTTCGTCTCTGGCAGCGGGAAATTACCTACTGGCGACCGCTCGCACCGGATGCACCATCTGCACCAGTACGGTTGATCGGGCCGGAATCGGTAATCTTCTTTGCATTCTCCGCAGCGGTAGCAGTGCTTCATGCGATCACCATTTTGCATGGTTTAATCGCCATGCCGGGAGCCAGTTTAAAATCGACGTCGCACTGATTTCCCCACATATCCCACCCTTTCACTTTGTCGCGGCTAAATAACTCACAGCGCGGCACGTCGCCAAGCAAATTAGCCAACATGTCTCTTACGATCGGCGGTTTTGCACTGTGCTCCATTCTCGGTGCGGTAAAGTGTTGGCATATTGAGGCGTCCATTCTCTCAGGCAATCGCCCTCGAACAGCAAACAAGCAATCCTCGCTATTTGCCCGGGTCATATGCCCCATTCCGATCGCACTGTTTCCTTTGTGCTTGTTGGTTTTGTGCCAGGTAAATCCTTTCATAGTCATCAGCCTGAATCCCCATGCCTCAACCACCTTTAGCGCTTCGGCTGGTTGTGTCGGCACCCACCACATCGCTAACAGGCAAGATTCAGGATCCGCTAAATCCCATACTGGTAGCCGGCAAATGTCCTGAACGTTCATAACATCGTATTTATGCCCGGCACCGCGATTGCCATCGTTGGCTTTGTCGCGATATTTCCAAGGTGGATCTGCGTAAATAAGTCGGTATTTGTTCATGCCGCTTTGTCTCCCCATCTCGCTTTCCATTCCAGAGCCAGTCGCGCTTCGTCTGACCACTTAACGCCACGTTCTGTACCGAATGCCTGTATAAGCTCTAATAACTCCGCAAATTCGCTTACACGCATCCTGCTGGTTGACTGGCCTATTACCACAAAGCCATTCCCGGCAAGGTTAGGAACAACGTCCTGCTGCTTTAATGCCGCGGTAAACACACACTTCCAGCTTTCAGCGTCAAGCCATCGTCCATGCCAGTTAACCTGACGTGAGACATCACCAAGGCAAGCCCAAAGCTTCCGATTCTGGTCTAAGCTGCGGTTGCGCTCCTGAATGGTTACTACGATTGGTTTGGTTGGGTCTGGAAGGATTCGCTGGATGGCTTGGATGGCGTTCTGCTGATGTGCTGGAGATCGAATTTCAAAGGTTAGTTTTTTCATGTCTTCCCTCTCCCCCAAATAAAAAGGCCTGCGATTACCAGCAGGCCTGTTATTAGCTCAGTGATGTAAATAGTCATACGTCAGCCCCTTGTGCATATCGCTTTCTGCGTCCAGCAGGTGCATTTGATGCCGTGCAAATCTGTCTGGCTTCGTCCTGGTCACATGCAACAAAGTGTCCGTTGCAGAACCGCTGGTAAACCGTACCAAGCGAGCCAAAACGGTTTTTCGTCACAATGATTTCAGCAAATGGTGCGGCGCTACTGTTCTCGTCGTATACCGCTTCACGGTAAAGCATGATGATTGAGTCTGCATCCTGTTCAATGCTTCCTGAATCACGCAAATCTGCGTTTGTCGGGCGCTTGTTTGGCCGCTTCTCAACATCGCGTGAAAGCTGGCTTAGGGAGATAACTGGAGTTTTCAGGTCTTTCGCCATCGCTTTCAGGCTACCGGAGATATGTGCTATGGCGAGGTCATTACGTTCCGCTTTTGGTTTCTCAATTAGCCCGAGATAGTCAGCCATAATCAGTGACAGATTAGGATGCTCCTGCTTGTGGCGTTCGGAAATGGACCTGATTTCTTCGACAGACAAACGCGATGCGTCAACTACCCACACATCCAGATCTGCCAGCAACTTCATCCCGCTTGCAACTCTCGCCCATCCTTCATCGTCCATACGTGACGGGTTACGCAGCACACTGACCGACATCATTCCTGCGCCGGCAATCCCTCTCTCAACAACCTGAATGGCGCTCATTTCCATCGAGAAAATCAACACACCGCGCCGGACGCCAGAACCAGGAATAACACGACTTGCCACGCCTTCGGCTATCTTCAGCGCCAGTTCGGTTTTACCCATACCTGGACGAGCAGCAATAATCACAAGGTCTTCTGCGTTCATCCCTCCGGTGATAGCGTCAAGCTCTTCGATTCCGGTCTTCAGGGTATCCGACTCTTCTCCGTTCCTCAGACGCCTGTCAAGCGTGTCAGTGTAATCACTGATGATTTCCCCCAGTCGCACAGGTTTAACCTCGTCACGTGGCTTCCTGATGGCTGAAAGGCGCTTAACTAGATCGTCCATCGCTCTACCTGAAGCATCCAGCGTGCCGTTACTGATTGGCTCTCGCATCTCATCCAACAGCTGTAAAACCTGACGCCGTTGATAACTGTCTGCAACCATTCCGGCATAACCTTTCAGGTTTGCAGCGCTGGGACATGACCGCGCAGTCATCATCACCGCCGTTGCGTATTCATCCCCGCACTCCTCGGCCACCATCAGTCCATCAATCAGGTTCCTGTTTCTGGCCTGCTTTCGAATAACTTCAAAAGCTTTCCGGTAAAGCGGAATTGAGAATGCTTCAGGCTCCAGCGTTGCCAGAACGTCACTCGCGGTTGGTGTTAATCCACCAATCAGCAAGCCACCGATAACGCTCGCTTCGATATCCTGTCTCATGCAATCCCCCTGTCTGCAAACTTCCCTTCCCGAACTCCCGTTAACGAATCATCCCTCAGCAGGTAATCAAAATCGGCCGTCCAGCCTGTGTCGTTGTCTCCGAAGTAAAACGGCTTGGCCTGATGCACAAACGCCCTGACATACGCCCTGAAACCGTCCACGTTTGGCGTTTTCAGTTGCGGGATGATTTTCTTCAGGCGGCGTTTCCGTTTCTCGTTGACCGAAACAGCATGTGGAAGTCTGTCACCAACTTCGGTGTTGTAGGCGTTCAGGAAGGATTCATAGTCGATTCGTTCTGCCTTGCGACGTTCAGGTTTAACCTGCCCATTGCCGCCCCCGTTAGGGGGTAAGGGGGTATTTGTATTTATTGTCTTTTGTATATTGTCTTTTGTGTTTGACTGATTCGGTAAATTGGTTTTTACCGATTTGGTGAAGGTTAGTTTTACCGATCTGGTAAATGTTTTACCGAATCCGTTAACCTTCGTCTTCCACTCGGAAATATTTTTATTCATACCAACCTGACGCCCCACCTGAGTGAGAACCCCCATTCTGATAAGCTCGTTTTTGGCGGTAGAACATTTGGTTGGCGCCATGCCAGTGAGTTCAGCGAACTGTTCATTTCCGATCCAATCTATTTTTTTGTTATAACCGTATGTCTTGCGCCACACAGCCATAACAATCAGTAGCTGATGTTGAGTAAGCCCAGAAAGCATGACAGCTTCCAGCAGTGTATTTGCAGTCCGGGTGTAGCCATCGTCGAGTTCTGCCACGCGATGCTCCACAACCTCCAGATGAGGTTTTATCGGTGTAACTGTTGCAAGATTACTCATGACCTTTCCTCTTCAGTATTAGCTTCACTTTCTCCAACTCAGCCCGAAATCGACCAGGCTGTTTGAAGCTGGATAAGAACCGATCACGTAGTATGTTTTTGTGTAATTTGTCCTGGTCAGGACTGAGTTGTTTTGGCATAATTACTCCTGTGGATTGATCCAGTCTTTCTACATCAGGCCTCGAAGAATTCGCCGTTCTTCGGGGCTTTTTCTTTTGTCAGCAGATGCGCAACTTTCTTTGCCAGTTCTGCCAACTCCTCATCCTCGACACCCCACTCCAGAACCGCCAATAACATCCCAATCTTCGGAATGAAATCGCCTTTCCATCGTGAAATTTGAGATTCATTAACGCCTAACGCATCAGCGACTTTCCGCTGACCACGAATAGCTATCCGGTTAAGGATGCTGCTGGTAATTGCGTTGGCTTTCTTGCGAGTGCTTGTGAGTTCCATATGTGAACATTCCTGTAGTTAATAGTTAGTTGTGCGCATTCGTTGATGCGCCTTGAAATATGTTTACCGCGTTGTCGGCGGTTCAGATTGGTAAAGAGCGTTGATACTTAACTTGCTGCCAGTAAGTCGGCTAAATCAGGACGAAGTTCTCTGGCTTTAATTCTTCCTCCTGTAGCTTTTACGATTGCTGCCACATACTTAGCGTCAATGCCGCCACCATGTAACCAACGCCATACAGTTGGCTGCTTAACTCCACACAAAGAGGCGAGTTTTTGCTGGCTTCCTGCAATGGCAACAGCTTTTTGTATTGCTTTGTTAGTCATTGCTTATTCCCTTTCGTATAACACACAACAAATAATAGCAATGAGTATTAACCAAAGCAATAGCAAAACGTGTTTTGACCATTAATACGCAAGCGTATAAATTGAATATTATGAAAAAAGAAACTCTCTCTGACCGTCTCAACAAGGCAATGGAACTGGCTGGTATGTCTCAAGGTGCTCTCGCTAAAGCGTCAGGCGTTGCTCAGCCAACGATCTGGCGTTTGACAAGTGGAAACGCTCGTGGGTCAACAAAGATTGTTGAAATAGCAAACGCGTTAGGTGTTAATTCGGAATGGTTGTCTGCCGGGATTGGTCCTATGAAAAAAGATGGAACTACTCCGATAAACGCATCTCCATCTTCGAACACATTTAAAATCGATATCCTAGATCTTGAAGTTAGCGCGGGTCCTGGCGTTATCAATCGAGAATTCGTGGAAATACTCCGCTCGGTTGAGTATTCGCAGGATGATGCCAGACACATGTTCGATGGTAGAAAGGCTGAAAATATCCGCATCATAAATGTGCGCGGGGATAGCATGTCAGGAACTATTGAACCAGGAGATTTGTTGTTTGTAGACGTAAGCATCAAAAACTTCGATGGAGATGGGATATACGCCTTCCTCTATGACGATACTGCACATGTTAAGCGGCTCCAGAAGATGAAAGATAAACTATTGGTCATATCTGATAATAAGAGTTATTCAGCTTGGGACCCAATTGAAAGAGATGAAATGAATAGGGTTTTTGTCTTTGGAAAGGTGATTGGAAGCATGCCGCAGACATATAGGAAGCACGGTTAGCCAGCCAATGGCCTGATGAGATATTCGGGTGATGATGGATAAGGGATTAAGTGTGATGAATACAATCACGATTGATAGCGTGGATGCATTAGAGGGTGTTTTTCATCGCATCCAGTCGGGTGAAGAGATTCTGATAGAACAGTTAAAAATTGAGCTATTCGAATCTGTTAAATTTAAGATTTTCGGTGATGAAACACGCTACAATGGTACGCTTCCGGCATCTTTGGCTCAAGGCATCTGTGAGTTTCAGAATGAGATGTATAAGGTTTATACTCTAATTAAGTATAAAACCGATAACTTGCAAAGACTGGGCGCACAGGATAGAGAAGATGCGGAGATTGTATTCTCTATAAAGCCAGGCTGCACAGAGATCATCACAGCCCTGAAAGATTTAGCTGAAGCTTGTGGTAATGCATTTGATAAGGTGACACAAGGGATGAGCCCAACCCAAAAAACAACATGCTTCTTGTTCGCTGTTGCCCTATTCGGTGGGGCATGGGTTGGCACGTCTTATCTAAAATCTGAGGCTGAAATTGCAGTAAAGCAGGAAGAAACAAAGCAGCAAGAAGCTAAGATAAAATCGGAGAACGAAAGGCTTACCATTCTTAAGGATGGGATGCTTCAGGCCATGAGATCAAATGCTGGAGTAGATACTATCGAAAGAGCGGAGGGTATCCAAGAGCACGTTTCCAAGGCATATACCGGAGTGCTCAAATCAGTAAGCGATGCCGATAGAATTGAAATTGATGGTGCGACAAAGCTCAACCTTTCTCAAAAAGATGTGCATGAAATAATCAAAAACCCCATCGAGAAGGCCAAAAAAGAAGAGCGTAATCTGGAGTTAGTGATTGATAGTATCAAGCGTACCGCAGAAAAAATAACGTTAAGCTGTCGCGAACCATCCAGTGAAGAGAGCTTTCCGGTTTCAGTTGACACTTCGTTTATAGATGACAAAGATGAAATCGCTTTATTGTTTGACGCCATGAAAGAAAACAGAACAGTAAAGATATTAGGAAGCTACACGATACGAGCTGGCGTAATCGAAAATGGAAACGCATCAACTATAGCTCGCCCATAATCTCAACCCGGCCACCGCGCCGGGTTTTTACTGCCTGTCGAACCCTACGTAAACCATTCGCCAGCCAACGTAACTCATTGATAATTACGCCAACGCATAGCTATTTACTCCATTTGCCCGCCACCTTGTAACCACAAAGATATCTACTCTTTCGGCAGTGTCAGAACATCAATAGCCAGTTCTACGGCCAAGTCCACATCATCTTCCTGCCACAGTACCTGAATCATTTCTATCAAAGCTTCACGCGAAGGTTCGCGCTGCTCCACCAGTACCTGCATCAGCGCAGTACCGAGAACCTCAACCACTTGCGGGTGAAGCTCCGTAAAGAACTCATCCTCACTTTTCACACTGATTCCTCGCTCGTTTTTTGTTCAGAACAGTATTGCATAGAGGATTTATAAAAATAAATTCATTTTGCTATCAACAACATAATAACAAAAACCATTAATTAATAGCAAAACGTATTGATATGAATAATACTCAATGCTATTGTTTAGCCATCAGCAGGACGCTGGTAGCCAAACGGAAAGGCAACGCTCTTTAACTTCGATGATGCGCTGACAAAGCGCGACAAGATACCAAACGAGATGGGTTTGGGTTGCAGGTAGAAGCCAACCTCTTCGGCGGAGGCGCTCGGCAATGAGTACGCGGTCAGGGTTAGTCGCCTGGCTATCTGCAACACCAAAGCCATTTCACATGAGGATTAAATCATGACGGTTATCACCTACGGGAAGTCAACGTTTGCAGGCAATGCTAAAACTCGCCGTCATGAGCGGCGCAGAAAGCTAGCCATAGAGCGCGACACCATCTGCAATATCATCGATTCAATTTTTGGCTGCGATGTTCCTGATGCTTCTCATGAGGTCAAAGCCAAAAGAATTGACCGCGTTACCAAAGCCATTTCGCTTGCCGGAACGCGTCAGAAGAAAGTTGAAGTAACAGCGGTTAAGAAGAACCGCATTTACTACCGGGACGCTAATCCGCTCGGGAACAAAATCCACGCAGTTCAGCGCATGAAGCTGAGCAGTAAGCCGCTTATTTGAGGTGAATATGAAAATCAAAACTATGGGTGCAATCCCACTAACAGGCCAGATTTTTCAGGGAACCTTGAATACTGAAAAAGGAATGTGGGTGGGAAAAAAGGAAGATGTTACTGAGCAAGCAGTTAAAGCGGTAGCTGAACATCTGATGATTAAAAATCAGAAGTATGCATATGTGGTGAAGGATGGAAAGTATTTAATCCTAAGCCACCAGATAGTTGATGAACTACCTGCTGAATTTGCCGGAAAAGCATAGTTGGCCTTCTTTTATCTCACTTCAAATATCTAATCAGGTCGCAATGCGGCCTTTTTTATTGCCAAAATTTAAGGAATAACAACATGAATTCAGCAGATTTATCGAAGATTCTTGAAGAACACAAAGTGTGGATTACCTCAATGCGTGAGAGCGGATCTAGAGCCAACCTGTGCGGTGCCAACCTGTACGGTGCCAACCTGTACGGTGCCAACCTGCGCGGTGCCAACCTGTGCGATGCCGACCTGTACGGTGCCAACCTGCGCGATGCCGACCTGTACGGTGCCAACCTGTGCGGTGCCAACCTGTACGGTGCCAACCTGTGCGGTGCCAACCTGCGCGATGCCGACCTGTACGGTGCCAACCTGTACGGTGCCAACCTGTGCGGTGCCAACCTGTACGGTGCCAACCTGTGCGGTGCCAACCTGCGCGATGCCGACCTGTACGGTGCCAACCTGTACGGTGCCAACCTGTGCGGTGCCAACCTGCGCGATGCCAACCTGCCTGATCTCACTTTCGTAATTCTGGGTGAGAAATACTTCATAAGTATAACGAACGGTGAATATGTACGAGCAGGATGCCAGAACCACACAGTTGAGGAATGGAGAAAATATAGTAAGCAGGAAATTGCTGAGATGGATGGTCGTAAAGCTCTTAAATTTTATCCACGTCTTCTGGACATTATCGACTTCTATATTGGTAAAGGTGAACGCCCGGATTGGTTAACAAGTAAAGAATATGCATATGAAGTTACTGAGTAAGCGTATTTTTGGCAGCGAATAAGCACCTATAGCAGATTTACGAGTCTGCTATGTGAGCAATATCGCTCGTAACCAAACGAGGACGACGACTCGTTCTGGTTAATCGAAAAATCATCCCTTGATGTTATTTGCCGCTCGCAGTCAGGGCGGATTTTTTCGCATACCAACAACGCTTCATTCGAGGCGTTTTAGCTATGCCAATAAATGAAAATGGAGAATCCCACGATGACATTTGCTATCGCGGGCGGTGCCGTCATGGGTATCGCCCAACTTAATGAATCACTTTTAGAGCGTATAACCAGAAAATTACGGGCCGGATGGAAACGTCTCGGTGAAATTCTTAATCAGCCAGGAGTGCCACGCCATGACCATTACGCCTGTTAATGGAACAATTCTTGTTCAGCAAGGAAACAGGGAGTTCAACAAGCTATATGAGAAAGTATTTCCGGATACAAAACAGGGAATGTCTGATGCGTATACATGGGCTGCCGGAATAGCTCTTGGTTGGGATAAGTGGCAGGACGAAGAATGGGAGGCGCGCCATGTTGCATGATTTTGATGATGAAGAATTTATTGCTCTCATTTCTCCTGAAATTGATGAGGAAGTGGAGCAGCAAATTAACTTAGCCGCAGAACGGCAGAATCCGGTTATTAGCTGGGATGAATTTGCGGGGTATTACTCATGAATCTGGATCAGTTAGATGAACCGTTCGCAGCTGAAGATATTGAGTGGCGAATACAGCAAAGCGGTAAAACACGCGATGGCAAAGTGTGGGCTTTGGTGCTGGCTTATGTCACAAACAGGGCAATCATGAAACGCCTGGACGATGTTTGCGGCAAAGCAGGATGGCGCAATGAATACCGCGATATTCCCAACAACGGTGGCGTTGAATGCGGCATATCAATCAAGATTGATTCCGAATGGGTAACTAAATGGGATGCTGCTGAAAACACACAGGTAGAAGCCGTCAAAGGTGGTCGCTCCGGCGCAATGAAGCGTGCTGCCGTTCAGTGGGGAATTGGTCGGTATCTGTATAACCTTGAGGAAGGTTTTGCGCAGATATCCAGTGATAAGAAACAAGGATGGCACAGGGCCAAACTGAAGGATGGAACAGGATTTTACTGGCTCCCTCCATCGCTGCCGAACTGGGCCATGCCAGCATCAGGCAATCAACCATCACCAGAAAATACCAACCAGAAATCTCCATCGGTTGACTGCGAACAAATCCTGAAAGACTTCAGCGATTATGCAGCAACAGAAACTGACAAGAAAAAGCTAATTGAGAGATATCAGCATGACTGGCAATTATTGGCTGGTCACGATGATGCGCAGACAAAATGCGTTCAGGTAATGAACATCAGAGTTAACGAACTAAAACAGGCGGCATAAATGGCTAGTAGAGGCGTAAATAAGGTGATCATCTTAGGCCGGGTCGGACAAGACCCGGAGGTTCGTTATTCACCATCAGGGACGGCGTTCGCTAACCTGACAGTCGCTACATCAGAGCAGTGGCGAGATAAACAGACTGGCGAACAAAAGGAGCAGACTGAATGGCATCGTGTTGCCGTAGTCGGGAAACTTGCTGAAGTCGTAGGGCAGTATGTGAAAAAAGGTGATCAGGTTTATTTCGAGGGAATGCTGAGAACCAGAAAGTGGCAAGACCAGACAGGGCAAGACCGCTACACCACTGAGATTAATGTTGGAATTAATGGTGTGATGCAAATGCTTGGAGGCACTGGCGACAGCAAACAACAAGCAGCCGACAGGCAGTCACAGAAACCACAGCAGCAATCATCACCAACACAACATAACGAGCCACCGATGGATTTTGATGATGATATACCCTTTGCACCAGTAACCCACCCCTTCCCTCGTCACGCTATTCACGCAATTTAATGACTTACATGAATCACTTAATGATTGACCTTGAAACAATGGGCAATGGGCCATACGCGCCCGTTATTTCGATTGGTGCAGTATTCTTTGACCTGAAAACGGGAGAAACAGGAGGGGATTTCTCGGTTAATGTCTCACTTGAGTCATCAATGCGATACCGGGCGCGTCATGATGCTTCCACCATTTTATGGTGGATGGAACAGGGAGAAGACGCCAGAAAATCGCTAACCAGTGACACTCAAGAGCTTTCAACGGCTCTTACATGGTTATCAGACTTTATCACAAAGCACGCCAACCCTAAATTCGTTCAGGTTTGGGGAAATGGTGCATCATTTGACTGTGTGATTCTACGAAACAGTTATGCTCTGGCCGGGCACCAAGCGCCGTGGCAGTGGTGGAATGACCGCGACGTCCGAACCATCGCCGAGCTTGGAAAGGCAATTGGGTTCGAACCTAAACGAGATATGCCATTCGAAGGAACTCGACACAACGCGCTTGATGATGCCATTCACCAAGCCAAATACGTTTCAGCAATCTGGAAAAAGTTAGCTAAATAATCACCAGGTGAAAACATGCCAGCGCCTTTGTATGGTGCGGATGACCCGCGCCGCTGTTCCGGAAATTCCGTATCGGAGGTGCTGGAAAAATTCAGAAAGAACTACGACCTGATAATGTCGCTACCGCAGGAAACGAAAGAGAAAAAGAAATTTCGTCACTGTATATGGCTTGCAGAGAAAGAAGAACGCGAGCGAATTTACCAGACATCCATCCGGCCATTCCGCAAAGCAACTTACACCAAATTTATTGAAATAGACCCGCGCCTTCGTGATTACCGTTCGCGTTACGGCGCTATCAGCAATAACTGAGGAATTCATCATGAGAGGTTTGTCCTACGACCCCGGAATCCTTCCATCGGAAATGATTATTCGACACCGCTTCAAGCCCATTAACGATATTCCACGCGAAGAAATGCTGGAGAGAAAAAGTTTTCCATCAGTGAATGAAAACAAATATCTGAATGCAATGTTGCGGAGTGGGAAGAAATGAAAGAAGTGAAAATATACACGATTGTCAGTGACCAGTTATCACCACCAATAACAGGAGAATCATTCTGTACTGATATGGTGCGTCATAGTGATTATGCGGAGCTTGAGGATAAATACGCGGCGTTGGCGGAGGATAACGATAAAGCAATGGAGTCACTTAAGCAGGCTGATGCAGTTGTTAAGTTGGCACACAAGAAGTTTTCGGCGCTGGCCGCGGAGAATGAGACGCTGAAATACCAAGAGCCAAAGCTGGCAGCGATGATGTCATGCCTTGATGCGTTCTATGCTGACGATGACGTGCCGGAGCGAGCCATGATGACCGCCTATAACATTCTTCGCAAGTCGGTAGGCACCCCAGACACCGACGCTTTCCTGGCTGAGGTGCGGGCGCAGGCTCACAAGGAAGGCGCTTACTTTGTTGCTAACCGAATGCTGGCCGCATGGGATGCAGGATTTATCGACGACACAGCAAAGAACGCTGCGGACATCTCACGAATGATACTGACCTCCACAGAATTTATGGCTGATGCACCGGAAGGCGATTTTGATCGCTCATTCGCCGATGGCGTTATCGAAGATATCGCCGCCCAGCTTCGCAAAGGAGTGCAGTCATGATTACGGGAACCTCAAATTACGACGAAGTGCCGACGATACCCTGCAAAATCTGCGGCGGTTATTTCAAAGCCGATGATCCAGAAAATCACAAATGCGAGGGCCAGCCCAATGAGCAACATCGATAAACAGGCAGTAACAGCAAAAACAAAAGAACTGGCATCCTTCATGGTTGAGCGATTCAGTATGAATCCTGTCAGCTGCAAATTGCTGAATGAGGCATGGAAAAAAGAATTCCCTGACGAAGTGGCTATCGCTGAGCGAATGCTGGCGCTGCTGGATGAGCTGGAGCATTACAAATCACGTGAAGAGCGAGTTACAAAGCTGGTTCTTGATAACTCGACAAGCTGGGATGCTCTCTACAAGAAGCTGGAAGCCGCCAACAGACGTAGTGCCGAACTGGATCGTGACTGTTGGACATATGAAAACACCGTCAAAACCTTACTGGAGAGAGCGGAATCTGCGGAGTCCGCTTGTACAGAAGCAGCGCGAATTCTCAAAAGCGGTGAGCGAATGGCTTTAACGCGTGCTGTCAACATTCTGCTGTCTGTCGGAGAGGATGCGGCCCCTTACCGATACCCAGTCGTACTCCCCGAACCACTTGGGTTTAAACCGCCGTCAGGTCGTGACGTTTTACTAAAAAATGATGTTATAGCAGCGCTTATGTCGGCAGGCGTTCCGGTTGAGAGGGGGTGAGATGTGTAACTTCCACGAACGCAAAGTTCGTCGAACTGAATATTACCAACGTTTCGTTTTTGGCTGGAAGCTGCGTCCCTGCACGGCGTGTAACGGCAGTGGTTATTACGACCACAACGGTAGTCCGAAATGCTCGTCCTGCAATGGCACAGGCAAAGAGCGGTACAAACCAAATTAGTAGAATTACGGCAGAAATTAAACGCCGCTGGCATCGGTAAGGGGATGTGAAATGACAAAAATACTCCGGAAGAATTATCCACGTCAAAGTCGGTTTAAAGAGGCTCTATTTTTCCTTCTCTTTCTTATTTTAATGGTTCCAATATCACCGATATTCTTCATCTGGTTAGCAGGCGTACAGGCAGAAAAAATAGCCGAGTGGTATAGCTCCATCGTATGGGGGCCATTTAATAAACTGCACAACAAATTAAATCCGTACAGGGAGGACTAACCCATGACCACTATTACCAGAGAACAGCTACACGAACGCGCACGCCGGAAAGTGAAAGAATTGGAATTTGCCATTACGCAGAGTGCATTTACGTCTATTCGTGATGGTCTTAACGAGGAATTAGAGCTGGCGCGTATCGCACTGGCATCGTTGGACGCGGAGCCGGTAGCGTTGACGAGCGAGGGTGCTCTTGCGGAGGTTTATTGTGGTGAAACAGGAGTGATAGGACCGAAATACATAGTGGGAGATGTCCCGCTCTATCGTCACGCCCAGCCAGTGTCGGTAGACAAAGAATTTATCCCTAAAAATCTGGACAAGGCGTTGGGTGTTGTTGGTGTTGCGTTACGTGAATCAAAGGAAGAGTTTAATTTCCAGATAGAGCGCTGGATACAGCGTCTCATTGACCGGGTTATTCGTTATGCCGACGAATTCAAAGAGCAGCCTGCGCCGGTAGTGCCTGATGAAATGGCGACATCTGATGACATGAATCTTTATCAAAAGAGCTTTGCGCAAGGCTATAACGCCTGCCGCACCGCCATGCTCCAGGGTGGCCAACCTGTAAGTAATCGTGATGAGTTGCAGGTAATCGGCTGGTTGCGTAGTGATTACAACAGCGACGACAAACGCGACCCTAACGCTCCGTTGTTTATGCTGGGTAGCAATGACCCATCAGAGACATGGGGAGTGAAATACATCCCGCTATCCGGCAGCTCTCCGGCAATTCCGGATGATTGGGTTATGGTGCCAAAAGAGCCAACTCAGGCCATGATTAACGCGTGGCTATCAGAGGTTGCTAACTGGCGCGGTCATGTGGCCGGTTACAAGGCTGCGCTGGCGGCAGCACCACAACATGAGGTGAAGTGATATTTCACCCTTCAAAATTGACCAACATTTGCTTTAATTTATACTGTATGAAAATACAGTATTCATGGTGGCTAAAATGGGTGGCAAAGTACCTAACTACCAAATCGTTTATAGAGACGAGACACTCAATTATTTCAAGCCTGGAGGATATGTTTTCTTTCAAAGGCTTAAAGAATATGGCGGTGGTTATTGGTTAGGCAAAATTTACGAGGATGGATTCGAGTTTGTGCTTGAAAGGCCAACCTCATTAAGTGAGGGAATTAAGCATTTACTTGTTTTAAAAAGCGTTGAAGATGGGTATCTGGAATTTGTAGATGATATCGACAACTTCAAGCTCCAATGATGCGATAGCTTTTAACATACCTCATGTGAAGATTATACGTTCGTATGTCATTCAGCACGTAGTATCTTATGCAGAAAGATAAAACAAACGCTCTTCGGGGTGCTTGTTTGCTTATGGGGAGAGTCCACAGATGCTGAAGCGCAGCAGCTCGGCTCTCAGCACCGCAAAAATAACAATCCTCGCACTCGCGGGGATTTCTTTTATCTGAACTCGCTACGGCGAGTTTTGTTTTATGGAGATAGTTGAATATGCAACCAATCAATATTCAACCGGTTCTTATAAACCGGGAGCGCGTACAGGAGATGCTGGGTGGCATCTCCAGAACCACATTCTACCGCAAACGTAAACAGTGGGAGCAAACAGGCACCCCATTCCCAAAGGAAGTAACAGAACTTCACCCTCCAAAAGGAGGGGCTCTTTTCCGTTATGTTGAGGTCATTCAGTTCTGCAAAGATAAGGGGCTGATTGCTGATGCGCAATCAAGTACCTTCTGAGCCCATTTATCTGCTGCCTCCTGCTGCTCCGGGATGTAATCATACTGGTCATAGACTGCCAGCATCCCGGTAAGTTTATGCCCAAGTATTTTTTCAGAAACATGTGGCGCAACGCCCAATTCAGCCATTTTAGTTTTACAGGTACGCCGAAGATCATGTGCAGACCAGTGTGGACAATCCATCATTGTTTCTACCTGTTCTGCCAGTGAAATAATTGTTCCCGCAGCCATCGGCCTGTCCTCCTGTAGTGTCGCTGGAGGAAAAACTATAGAATTGCCTGGATAAACCTCGAATACCTGCTTAAGACACTCAACAGATAGCTCAGACAAGCCACGCACAAACCGCTTTCTGGTCTTTGAGTTTTCTTTCGGGATAACCCATATCCTACCATCAAGATCGAAATCCACCTTCCTCGCAAGCCTTAACTCAACCCCACGACATCCAGTTAACAGAAGCAATCGCATTACCATTTTGTTCTGCCATGACATTCTGGTTTTATCGATAGCTAGCCAGAATTTCCCTATTTCAACATCGTTGAGAAACCGCTCCCCGTCTTCTGGTAATTTACCAACATCAGTCAGTTCTAGAAGCATTAGCGAATTAGACGTAATCCGTTTTCTACGAAGTGCATACTTTATCACTTGTTTCATTTTCACCAGTACGTTTCCTGCCTGTACAGGAGAGCCGGATTTCGTAATTGCGAGAAAAATCTTTTCCCAGTGCGTGGGGTCCATGTCGTCGACAATCAATTGTCCATACAGATCGGTGACATGAAGTTTAAGCATCCTCTTCCAGTATTCGTATTTGACCAGATCCTTAGCGGATGGTGTATCTAGCCATTCATTAACCAAAGTGGCGATATCGGGAGATTCAGTTTTCTTTTTCTTGTCCAGCTTTCTATAGACGGCTGGATTCTTGCCTTCACTCAACCACTTCTTGCAAACCTCCACCGCATCTCTTGCTTCTTTAATGGACATGCTTCCGTAGACGCCTAATTTTAGACGTACAGGCTTTCCATTGAAGCGATAGCGATACTGGAATGTTATAAGTCCTTTGGGACTGATCCTGACAGACAATCCACCACCATCAGGAATTTCAACAGGTCCATCATAGGGCTTTCCGTCAATACGTCTAAGTTTCGTGTCGTTAAGGGGCAT